GAAACTATTACCTGGAATGGCCTTCCATAAACATCCTTAAGGAGTAACTATGACAATTTCACCAGCACCTCATTTTCCAGAGCGTGCACCTCAGATTTACGAGCGCAAGGGCGCTGACAACGTAACTCGCCGTGGTCCACTTCGCTTCGAAGAGGGTATCGCTACCGATACCGACGTCCCAAATGATTTCCAAAAGGGAATGATGCAGGGAATGGTTTCAGCACCAGGTCGTGCAAACCACAACGCAAACGTCTTCGAGAAGCCAGCCGCAGAGACACTTGCTGAGCGTGCTCACGTTGGTTCAGCTGCATGGGTTGAAGCACCAACCTTCCTTGGTGAGTTCGCACATGGCACCATGAACGACTACTCAGCTGCAAAGATTGAGACAGTCGCTCGCTCAGGTGGACGCACACAGCGCACATCGGCAACCATCGTAAACGACTAAGTTAGTACAGACACCTAACGGCCCTCACATTAGTGTGGGGGCTCTTAGGTTATCTATGGAGGAGATTTAAGTGAAGAAGCCGTCTAACCCAAAGCTCTATGCGATGGTTGTCGCACAGGCACGGGCTAAGTACGCTACCTATCCTTCTCCAGGCGCAAGTGCATGGGTGCATCAACGTTACACACAGCTTGGCGGACAGTTTGTTGAGACTACAAACACAGACCGCATGAAGAAGATGGCGCAAAAGAAAGTTGAAAGTAAAAAGCGCAAACATCTTGAAGAAAAAGAAGATGATAAGAAAAAAGGTAAGCGTTAATGTCATTTCTTGACTTTTCACCACCCTCATACAGAGCGGCGTCAAGCGACTTAACGATTTCCGTTTCCCCTCTAGGACTCGTTGAACTTGCCGATGAAGAGTTTGAAGTACACGGACCTCGCCTCAACCGTTACTCACTGAACTGGGCAATGTACCTTGGTCACCATTGGGGGTATCGCCGTGAGACTGGCGAAATGCAAATTGCGGTTAATTACTACCGTGCGTTTAATGATTATCTTTCCCGTTTCGTATTTGGTCGTGGCGTACACTTTCGTTCGCCTAAAGCAACAGAAGCAATTGTTCCTGACAGACTCGAAAGAATCTGGGAAGTGGACAATGACAAAATGCGTGTCCTACTTGAAATGGGTCAACAAGGCGGCATTACAGGCGATTGCTTTGTCAAAGTAGCTTACGAAGAAGCATGGGAAGACTCTGCAGGAATCTTCCATCCTGGTCGTGTTCGTATCCTTCCTATGAACTCGTCATTCTGTTTCCCTGAGTTCCACCCACACGACCGCACACGTTTGCTTCGTTTTAAGCAGAAGTACCGTTTCTGGGGAACATCCCTTGAAGGTACTCGTCAAGTATTTACCTATACTGAAATCCTCACTGACGATGTTATTGAGGAATACATCAACGATGAACTCATAGATTCACGCCCCAATCCACTAGGCGTCATTCCTGTAGTTCACATTCCTAATGTTCCTGTTTCAGGTTCACCGTGGGGTCTCGCAGACGCACACGACATCATCACTATCAACCGTGCATATAACGAAATTAGCACTGATGTCGCAGACATCATTAACTACCACGCATCACCAGTAACGGTCATCGTGGGTGCTAAAGCCTCTAACCTAGAAAAGGGTGCTAAGAAGGTTTGGGGCGGTCTTCCAAAAGACGCCCAAGTCTTCAACCTTGAAGGTGGTGCTCAGGGAATTGACGGAGCCCTGAAGTACCTTGAACTGCTGAAGCGGTCAATGCATGAAATCATGAACATTCCTGAAACTGCGTTGGGGCAAGTTCAGGCAATCTCAAACACCTCTGGTGTAGCGCTTTCCATTCAGTATCAGCCTTTGATGAACCGCTACTCACAGAAGATTGCTCAGTACGGTAAGGGATTGGAGCAAATTAACCATCTTGCTCTTCGTACTTTGGCAATTAAAGAACCAGAGACATTTATCTATAACCCAGAGGTAGACGGTCCTATCAAGGATGGTCAGCTTACCCAGCTTGACCCTAATGACCCTATTACCTACATGAACTACGCACAGTTCCCATCACCTCTTCCACTAGACAAGCTGATTGTCTTGAATGAAATCCAAACCAAGATTTCTATGGGTCTTGAGTCTAAGGAAGGCGCACTTCGTGCCCTTGGCGAGGAATTCCCAGAAGAGAAGCTCGATGAAATTCGTGAGGAGCTCAAGGCAGATGCGGAAGCAGACGGCGCCTTGCAGCTTATTAAGATTCAAATCCAAAAGCAGATTATGGATATGACGGGCATGATGCCAGGTCCAGATGGAAACTCTGCAATTCCTATGCAGCCACAGCAGCTAGGTGATGGAGATGTTTTGGGCGATGGCGTTCTTGGACCTAACGACCCACAGAATCCAGAAAACCCAATCAGTCAGCAAACCGAAGGAATCGAACACCAAGGTGAAGCTGATATTCGCAACAAGCTTGTTACCGACGCCTATGGAACCAAAATTCCACAAAGAAGGTCAATAGACAAGAACGAATAGATTTCTGATAAATATCAGAATATATCGAGACAAAAGCATATAAATGTAATGCAATTGTCTTGTTAATAACCCAGTGGTACGCCTTCGGGCATTCGGACAACGACATAAGAAATATAGGTGACCAATAATGGCAGACCAAGACACACTTGATGCAATTCAGGCGGCAGCCGAAGTTGCACAATCATCAGAAATGAGTGAACCAGTAGTGCCAGGATTTACTGCAGACGACCTTGCAAAGGCTCGTGCTCAGGAAAAGGCAAAGCTGTATCCTCAGATGGAAAAGATGGCTGAAGAACTTGCAGCCATGAAGAAGGCTAAAGAAGAAGAAGAAGCTCGACGTGCTGCAAAGCGTGCTGAGCGTGAAGCTTCCAAAGCCGAAAAGCAAAAGCAAAAGCAAGAAAAGGAACTTTCCTTCAAAGAACTCCTCGCTAAGAAGGAGCAAGAATTTCAGTCTCAGCTTGAGAATGAACGTCTTGAGAGAGAGAAGGCTATTGCCCTCCTTGAAAAGGAACGGCAGTATCAAGAGTTGCAGAACTACCGTCAACGTCGCATCGAAGAAGAGCGGGACAGCATTGTTCCAGAGCTTATCGATTTAGTTGATGGCGATTCACAAGATGCAGTTGAGCAGAGCATCGCAATTCTTAAGGAAAAATCTGCCAGAATTTCAGACTCTGTAAAGCAGGCAATGTCGTCTGCCAAGCAGAACATGGTAGGTGCACGTATTACTGCACCTGCATCAGGACCCCTCGATAATGATTCGGAACAACAAATCACTACACCTGATTCAGTCAGGGATATGTCAATGGCAGACTATGCGAAGAATAGGGCCAAATTACTTGGCAGTGCAAGCACTAATCGTGGTCAGGGACTGTTCGGTTAAACCCCTCCAACTAACACTCTAGAAAGGACTTGACCTAAATGGCAAGTGCAATTACAGGTACAGGGCAACTCGCTGGAGCCCCTACCGCTTACTCAGGTGCTAATAGCTCACTGAACCAAGCAATTCAAACAATCTGGTCCAAGGAAATCTTGTTCCAGGCAATGCCTATCCTTCGTTTCGAGCAGTTCGCAGTTAAGAAGACTGAACTTGGTGTCGCACCTGGTCTTCGTGTGAACTTCCTCCGTTACAAGAACTTTGCGGTCGACCCAACACCTCTTACTGAAGGTGTTCGTATGACCACAAACGCTCTTACCGCAGAGCAGATTGCAATCACAGTTGCAGAACACGGCTATGCTGTTGCTGTTTCTGAGTTGCTTTTGAACGCATCATTCGATGACGTTATGGCATCTGCTTCACGTCTTCTTGGTCGCCACATGGCACAGTACCTCGACGTACAGGCTCGCAACACACTTTCTGCTGCTACATCTGCTGTCTTTGGTTACGACCGTTCAGGCATCACAGGTGGCGCTTTCACAAACTACGATGAGGGTTCTGCTGCGACTTCTATCGCATCAGTTTCTGCAAATCACAAGTTGACCACAGGCGCAATCAAGGATGCTGCTCTTACCCTTGCTGGTAAGAACATCCCTCGCTTGGGCGAAACCTACGTACAGTTCGTTCACCCAAAGCAGTCTCGTGACCTTCGCTCGAACCCAGAGTTCATTGAAGTTACGAAGTACGCTGCTCCAGGTAACTTCATGCTCGGTGAAATCGGCCGTCTCTATGACGTAGTCTTCATTGAGACAACCCAAGTTAAGAAGATTGCTTCTGGCACATCTGTTAACTACTCATCTTCAGTCGGTGCTCCTTCAGACCAGACTGGTGTTCCAGTTACCTCTAACACCGCTCCTGGTCTTGGTGGTAACCCAGAAAACCCAGGTGCTACCGCACCTACAGGCACAACCACAACCGATGTCTACGAATCAATCATGATTGGTGACAACGCTTTTGGTCACGCTATCTCACTCCCTGTTGAACTCCGTGACGGTGGCGTTCTCGACTTCGGTCGTGAGCACGCTCTTGCATGGTACGCAATTTGGGGTCTTGGTGTAATCACTGACCAGGCTATTGTCAAGGTCTACACCGCTTAATTGCATTACCCGATGCCTGTGGCCCCTCCTCCTTCCTGGGGCCACAGTCATCCCTAACCAAAAAACTTACTTAGGAGAATCATAACCGTGGCAAATACACCAACAAGTCCGCTTGACGCAACAGGCCGTGCAGCGGAAGCAGCAGCAAAGAAGAACGCAAAAGCATTACAAGACCGCAAAGATGAGATTTCAATTGCGGCACAGATTGAGGCAGAGAGCCTAGAGAACGATGTCTTCGACCCAAAGAAGCCAGACGCTCCTCTAGTTCTAGATGAAATCGAAAACGTAGGCGTAAGCACCGCTAATCAGCGTGTGATTATTCGTACTATTACTGATATCGAAGAGATGACCTTTGGTGTTGGTAACCACTACAGCTTTAAAGCTGGAGTTAAGTACAGTGTTTCGCCAGAACTTGCAGATTATCTAGAACAACTTGGGTACATTTGGCGGCCAAACTAAGCCGTCGCTGACTGTCCTCCCTCAACTGGTTCCCGCCCTCCTCCCAGTTGGGGGTTGGACCTTTTTATTTTTAGTCAGTGCGAGATACTTGCGCTAACATTTCGGAGGTTACGTGGCAACGCTTAATAGTCTGGCAGACCGTTTACGGTTTGAAATTGGAGATGCAGGCAAGTCCTTCGTCTACCAATTCGTAGCAGACGGAACCACTAACCGTTTTCTTGTCCCCTATTCTCCTATTGATGGGCCTTCCCTTATCATTCAGGTCAATGGGGTAGATGTGTCCACCACTGTAGAGGTTGAAGAGCTCAGTGGTTTTATTACTTTTGACACCACACCAGCTGCAGGGCATACCGTGGTGGTATCAGGAACGTATTATCGCTACTTTTTAAACCACGAAATTTGTGGATTTGTTGAGACCGCTTTTGGTCAACATATTGCTAACCATGCTGATGCTTACGGTCGTGGATACACCATTCGCACTCTTCCAGGAATTGAAGAGTACCCAGTAGTCGTATACGCCTCAACCTTGGCTTTGTACACCTTGGCTACGGATGCTTCTTTTGACATTGACATTACCGCCCCAGATGGCGTGATGATTCCTCGCTCTGAACGCTACCGCCAGCTCATGCAGATGATTGAAGAGCGCAAGAATCAATACAAAGAACTCTGCTCACAGCTCGGTATTGGTCTTTACAAGATTGACGTCTTTACCTTGCGTCGTATCTCTAAGACTACCAACAACTATGTGCCTGTCTATCTTCCACAGGAAGTGGATGACAAAGCTATGCCACAACGTGCACTGCTTTCTATGCCAAGCTATGGAAGCGCCATCTCCCCTTCAGATGTTCCTTCATTTGACCTTACTATGTACCAAGGCGATTCCTTCCAAGTTGAGTTGGATTTTCCATTCGACATTACGGGCTACAGCCTTGCATCTCAAATTCGTTTGCAACCAGGAGATGCTACTTTGTTAGCAACCTTTACTGTCACTCCTGTGTCGGGAAGCAACAACAAGCTTCAGCTGTCATTAACCAGTGACCAAACAACTATGCTGCCAGAACGTGCATATTGGGATATTCAAGCAACAACTTCTAATGACCCAACATACCAAAAGACATACATGCGTGGAACTGTCTTTACTACACGTGAGGTGACGATGTAATGGCAAGAGTAACCTGTCAGTGTTTGGGTGAGTGCAGTTGCGGCTATGACAGCATGACTGCTCAACAAGTTACCGTTATTCAAGTTCTTCCTGGACAAGGTGGAGCTCGTGGTCTTCAGGGTATCCAAGGAACACAAGGCGCATCGGGAAGTCAAGGTGTTCAAGGTATCCAAGGAATTGGTACACAGGGAACCTCTGGTACCTCTGTTAATATTCTTGGTTCATACAACTCTTATGCTGCGTTAGTTGCTGCACATCCAACAGGTAACACGGGTGATGCATATGTCATTGGTACTGACTTATATGTATGGGCTGGTAGCGCTTGGGAAAATGTTGGCCCTATTGTAGGTCCCGCAGGAGCTCAAGGTTTGCAAGGACCTATTGGTGCAGGAACTCAAGGTACAACTGGTATCCAAGGCGCAACGGGAACACAGGGATTTACGGGTGTTCAAGGAACGACTGGTTCTGGAACACAGGGTGCATCTGGTATTCAGGGTTTTTCTGGTGTTCAAGGAGCTCAAGGTTTACAGGGAGCAACAGGAGCTGGAACGCAAGGCACCACAGGTTCTCAGGGCCTTACAGGAATCCAAGGAGCAGTAGGTCTACAAGGAAGTACAGGCTCTGGGGCTCAAGGAACACAAGGAATTATTGGTGTTCAAGGTGCTGCAGGTCCTGCAGGCTCTCCAGAATCTATTTCCTATGTGTATACCCAAAATACACCAAGTGACACGTGGGTCATTAACCACAATTTAAACTTCTATCCTAACGTTACATTCCAGGACTCTGGAGGTACAATCGTCGAAGGAGAAATTAATTACACCACTCGGAACACTCTTACCGCTACATTCTCGGCAGCGTTTTCAGGTAAAGCCTATTTATCTTAAGGAGATAATCGAGTGGCACGTAAATATCTAACCCCTATTGACCTCACAGGTCTTGAACTACAAAATGCCAAGATTCAAAACTTGGCGACAGACCCTTCTGCTTATGGCAAGGGCCATGTCTACTTTAACACCACCCATAACGAGCTCCGTGTCTACGACGGCACAAACTGGCAGCCAGTAGGTGGAGCAATTGCTTACGGCAATACCGCTTCTCGCCCAGCTGCGGGTAATGCAGGTAATGCGTATGCAGATACCCAAACCCAAACCCTGTACATCGACAACGGAACCTCATGGGTTCAAATTGGCGTTAACCCAGGTGACCTTTCTACAGCGATTTCAAACGCTGCCCTTACTTCAACAGACCAGCTCTCTGAGGGAACAACCAACCTTTACTACACAGACTCACGTGCACGTGGCGCCGTGTCTGCATCTTCAAGCCAAGGTCTTTCTTATGACTCTGGTACTGGTGTATTTAGTGTTGATTACACAAGCCTTGAATCAAACCTTGTAACAGACGGGTTTGCTAAGACCTCTGACATCCCAACTGCTCAGTCTATTACCAATGAGATTGCTGGCGACCTTGTTACGGGTTCTACGTACCTCACCACAGGTACCGACGCAGGTAACACCTACGTTGACCTAAATCTTTCAACACTTGAAACACAGCTTACAACAGATGGATATGCTAAGACCTCAGATATCCCATCACTGTCCAACTACATCCAAACTGGCGATGATGCAAGCCTTAC